TCCTTGTTGAGAATCGGGTGGCTGTGTTCACACCTCGCTCGGCATCCATTCTGTCGATCCAACGGGCTGACCTCGCGCTCAAGTAGGCGGATGAGGTCGGTGTTAGCCGCATGCGTCTTTTATGTGGTTTCACAGTATCCTTCACGAAGTGGGTGGGCATTGCGTCGCGGTGCCACTGCACTTGCCGCTTCAACACCTCCTCTGGGCGGTAGTCGTTGGTTGGGAATTCGGGAATCGCGAACTTGATATCCTGCGTCCCTGTCCGGCCACGGCTATTGTATGCATACGCTTGCCTCCTGATATTGGGCGGGAGCGGCGCCCACACAGTCTTAGGTGATCCCCTGCCCAGTCGGAAAGCGTCCGAGATTGGCATGCTTTGGAATAACACAATCAAGGACAAGAGCAGCTTCTCGACATAGCGCTCGATCCATAGATGGGCGAGTGCAGCATACCTGGCGAAGGGGCCTCTAGGGTGCAGCCATTTTGATAGGCGCCCTCGGTGTCTATCTACCCATGAAGCTGCGCCTGATGATAGAGACGGGTGCGCGCCGTTCGGACGATTCGATGCGCTCAATTTGATTGCCGGTGTTGGCGTTCTCACAATAACTTGCGCTGGCGCTATGTCCCCACCATGTTTCGACCCTGCAAAAAGCATGTCAGGCATTGCGCGAATTGGTGACAGGAGCACATTCCAAGAGCCAGAAGAATGCTCAATCACCCAGACGTGATCGAGTAGGCGCGACTGCAGGCTCGGTTCTAGCAGTGTTATGGTTTTACCATGCAGGCTAATTACCATCCCGCCCACGCCCAGTGCGCGACTCATTATACGAACGACAGCCAATGCATCTGAGGCGCTGGACGGCGAATCGACGTACGCCGGCGAACGCAGCCGTTCGCCCATCGCGAGTGTCGTATAAGCCTTTCGGTGTGTGGTGCAGTCACAACCGTTGACTGAATGCCATCCGGAGCCACAGGACATGCAGGCCATATATGGCCACATGTCACCGAGTAATCGGGCGGCATCTTGCAACTTCATCGGGTCAACAGTCCCTCCCCGTGTGTTTGGTGCGAGGCCGTATCGCTGTAGCATACTGGTTAGCGCATCCCCAGTATACGGCGTACCATCGCCATCAAGCATCGGAGAGCCGGTCAGCACTGACGCATTATTCAACGCTTCGAGGAACTCGGTGAACTCTACGTCGCTTAATAATTGGGTTGATTCTGCCCCGAAACCACCTCTCAATGCTCGTATTTGCTCCAGCATCTCCGGGTCGGCCCCCATCATAATGGCGATATCACGGGCTGAATCGGCAAAGTCCACTCCTGATCCCGCCCAAGCCTGGTAGAACCTAATTATGTGCCACATATCTTTGGTTGACCTGGGATTTGCATCAACGGTCGCGTTTGCGACAAACGTTGTGCAATTGTTGTCGCAAGAGTAAAGCCAGTCCGTCTCATCGACGCAACGCTGCAACTTTGCGGTGTCATATCTTGTTGCCGGCCAAAAGAAGAGTGTCTGGGCGGGCACAGTTCT